TTACGCCTTCTTTATATCCTCCATAATTCCACAGTGGGACATATTTGGGACATTATCACCAAAAATGTCGTCTATTTTCCTTGCATGCTCTGTCAAATGATTAGGCGCAAGGTGAGCATACCTACGAACCATTTCTATGGACTCCCATCCGCCCATTTCCTGAAGCACAGATAATGGGACGCCTGACTGGATCAGCCAGCTTGCCCAGGTGTGTCTGAGGTCATGGAAACGGAAATCTTCAATTCCTGCACGACGACAAGCTGATAGCCATGATGTCTTGCTGTCGATGCGCATCTTCCTGACCGCAGGCGTTGATGTTCCATCTGCTCGCTTAGCCGCCTTGGTATGTACAAACACCCATTTGTGATGCTTGCCTATTTGATCACGCAACACTTTACAGGCGGTATCGTTCAGCGCCACACCAATGGCGCGGTTTGATTTGCTCTCTTCTGGATTCACCCAGGCAACTCGTCGCTGCATGTCGATTTGTTGCCATTCCAGATTTATGATGTTCGACTTTCTCAGACCAGTTGCCAGCGCAAACTTGACGACAGATTTCAGTGGTTCGGGGCACTCATCAATAAGGCGTTTTGCTTCCTCCTTTTCCAGCCATCTGACGCGCTTGTTTCTGACCGCTGGTATCTTGATGACAGGCGCTTTTTCCAGCCACTTCCAGTCGCGTTCTGCAGCACGGAGAATGGCCTTTATCATGGCAAGATGCTTTGCCTTTGTCTGAGTTGATACTGGCTTTGGTTCATAAACAGGCGGTTCTTTACCTTTCCTGATGGCGGCCTGAACTTTCTGTTTCCATATTTCTTTCGTCTTTCTGTTATGCATTCTGCTTACAGCAGAGTAAATCTTTGCCTCCGAGATATCTTTAAGCCTTATACCCTCAAAATGTTCAAGCCAGAACTCAATCCGGCTTTTATCTGAATCGAGAGATTTTTTATCAGCTTTTTCTTCAAGCCATCTTAGGCAGGCCTCTTCAAAAGTGACATCAGGTAAATCCCCTAGCTTTTCTACTCGCCAGAGTTCTGCTTTTCGCTTGTCGTGCAACTCCTGAGCTTGCCGCTTGTCCTTTGTGCCAAGAGATTCCTTAATTCGTTTCCCGCCCGGGAGCGAATACGAGGCATACCATATTTCATTTCTGCGGAAGAGTGACATTTTCTTTCCTCTGTTATGCCATCACCCGCGCTCACCTGGACAGTATGCAGCGGAGACTGAAGCGCCGCAATGCAGGCTTGCCGTGTTGTGAGGTAAGGAGATTTTGGCTTGGTTGGATCTTTACGTGTTGCCTGTAGGCGGCCTGTTCGTATCCAGTTGGTGGCGGTTGGTCTGGATATCTGAAGAAACTGACAGGCCTCATCGAGTGTGAGGCTGTATGGCTCCATTATTTCACCTCTTGCTGTGTCATTGTTGAAAAATGGATAACAGCTCGTTGCTGCCAGACGATCCAACCGAGAGTCATATCCCATGCCATGTATTCGTTATCGCCGTTTTTTGCTCTCCGACGATCTACTAAGTCACCGAAACGCTTTTCCATGAATAATTCATAGGCTTCGCGTTCATCTGGCTCTACTTCCAGAGATACGAGTGCGATTTCATAAGCACGGCGCTCAATATCGTCTCGAACCTCTAGGCTGCTGATTCGTTCTTTGATTTCTTTAATCAGTTCTTTATTGGTAAATGTGGTCATTATGCTCCAGCCTCCGGTGCTTTTGGCATTACTGCCCAGTGAGTGATATTGACGTTTTCAAGGTCCCCGACCTGAAATGTCCACTGCCATTCTCCGGTTTCTTTTTGTCCCCAGGTGTACCAGAGAGAACGCCAGCCAATCAGCCAGCCTTCTCCATTAGCATCAAATAACAGAACACTTTCATTTGCTGGTGGCAGTTCAGCTGACACTGGTATTATTTTGTTTTCCAGTGCCCGCACATTTAGCTTCAAGCGCGTCGAATTTACGTACCAGGTACTCAGCATTTGTTTCGTTCACTTTCAGATCTCGCGGTACACATTTCCCGCGAAGAAACCCTTCCATTTCGAAAACATTCATGCGCATTTGCGTAACTCCGATAAATCGTTAAAACGTTCCATAAACATCCCGTAGGCATGACCCGGTGCCAGTGGAATCACGTTGAACATCTCTGTTGCCGGGATGCCTTCCAGTACAGGCCAGAAAGAGCCATCATCAAGCCCGAGATCGCGGCGTTCGGTTGCCAGCATGATGAGATCGGCATATTTCACGGGTGTACTCATAACTGGGGGTAACCGCAATGCGTCGAATGTTTATCAGCTTAACGTTGCGAAGCTTCAGGCAGCGGCATTTTCTCAACTGTCAGATTCTGACCCGTCAAAATCTGACGCATCAAAATCTGACCCGTCAAAATTTGATGCGTCGAAATCTGGCAAAAAAGCGGGTTTTCACCCGTCAGAATCTGGCGGGGATCCGTCAGTAAAATCAAAACATGATCCGTCAGATAAAAAAACTTCTCGTCCGGACGCTTCGCAACCGGACACGCAGACGGCTGAACAGGAGTTTTTAACTCGCCATCCTGATGCGGTTGTATTCAGCCCTAAAAAGCGCCAGTGGGGAACGCAGGATGATTTGACCTGCGCACAGTGGCTCTGGAAAAAAATCATCGCCCTGTACGAGCAGGCCGCCGAATGTGACGGCGAGGTGGTTCGTCCCAAAGAACCGAACTGGACAGCCTGGGCAAACGAAATTCGCCTGATGTGTGTGAAGAGTGGTATCTGTCAGGGAATTACGTGGGGGCTTAATGACGACGTTAACTCAATGCCAGCAGCAGGTGCTGGATATGCTGATTTCTTACCAGAAAGAACGTGGCTTCCCGCCAACCAATCAGGAGGTGGCTACCATGCTGGGATACCGTTCAGTGAATGCAGCGGTGGAGCATCTTCGCGCACTGGAGAAAAAAGGCGTCATCACGATAAAGCGTGGCGTGGCCCGGGGCATCACGCTTCATACCGCGGTGAAGGACGACGACAGCGAGGTGGCCGGGATTATCCGCGCACTGCTTGCTGGTGAGGAAAACGCCAGGCTGCGTGCAGCCCACTGGTTACATGAGAGGGGGCTGAAAGTATGAAGCTGATTCTGCCTTTTCCACCCAGCGTGAACACCTACTGGCGACACCCCAACAAAGGGGCATTTGCTGGTAAGAGCCTGATAAGCGCGGCGGGGCGAAAATTCCAGAGTGCGGCGTGCACAGCAATAGTTGAGCAGTTACGTCGTCTGCCGAAACCAACGTCGGCACCTGCTTCAGTGGAGATCGTGTTGTTTCCTCCGGATAACCGGATCCGCGATCTGGACAACTATAACAAGGCGCTGTTTGACGCCCTGACCCACGCGGGTGTGTGGGAAGACGACAGTCAGGTGAAAAGAATGCTGGTGGAGTGGGGACCGGTTATCCCGGAAGGGAAGGTCGAGATCACTATCAGTAAGTACGAGAAAACGGCGGGTGCAGCCGCCTGATCAAGAGGAGAAACGAAGTATGAATAATCTGATGGTCATTGATGGTATTGAAGTTCGTCGTGATGCTTATGGGCGTTACAGCCTGAACGATCTGCACAGGGCTGCCGGTTCTCTGGATAAGCATAAGCCTGCATTCTGGCTCCGCAATGAGCAAACTGAACGTTTAATAAGCGAGTTGCAGATTTGCAACTCGGTCAATATAGAGCCAGTTAACGTTATTCGTGGCGGAAATAACCAGGGGACGTATGTCTGCAAAGAACTGGTGTATGCCTATGCAATGTGGATCAGCCCGTCATTCCATCTGAAGGTGATCCGTACTTTCGATATGGTAACCAGCGCATCGGAAAAATTATCCGGGCAGGCTGCTGACAAGATGCAGGCTGGCGTGATTCTGCTGGACTTTATGCGCCGGGAGTTAAACCTGTCTAACTCTTCAGTGCTTGGTGCCTGTCAGAAACTCCAGGAGGCTGTTGGCTTACCGAATCTGGCACCGCGCTATGCCATTGATGCTCCTGCTGACGCGCCTGATGGCTCAAGCCGTCCCACGCTGTCACTGAGTGCACTGCTGAAGCAGTATGGTATCCGCCTGACAGCTAATCAGGCATATCACCAGATGGTGAAGCTGGGGATCGTCGAGCAGCGCGAACGATACAGCCGTACCGCGATTAACAACATCAAAAAATTCTGGTCGCTGACAGCGAAAGGCTGCATGTTCGGCAAGAACATCACCAGTCCCGCAAATCCGCGCGAGACGCAGCCGCATTTCTTCGAATCCCGATTCCCTGAGCTGTTAAAGCTGCTCGATACCGTTCATTGAGGTGACCGTGAGAGCACTACTGACCCCTGAAATTGCCCCGCGTATGGGGATCGTATTGTTCAGGCCCGGTTCAGAGCTGATGCCCCTGTTTATGCAGGGGCGTGTACTGCTGGAGCCTGAGCCGGAGCATTATTCATCTTTCGCCAGTGGTGCCGTTCCCGCGGCATCACAACCGCTGGCGGATGATCCTGCCGTTCGGGCCGTGTTCCGTAATGAGGCAGTGATTCGTCGTGCTGGTGGGGTGGAATGTCTTGAAAGCTGGTTACTTCGTGAAAAAGGCTGCCAGTGGCCTCATTCCGACTGGCACAGCGAGAACATGACCACAATGCGACACGCGCCGGGCGCAATCCGTCTGTGCTGGCACTGCGATAATCAGTTACGTGATCAGTTCACGGAGCGGCTGGAATCAATGGCAACGGATAACTGTGCCCGTTGGGTGTTGTCTGTAGTCCGTCGGGATCTCGATTTTAATGATAACCATGCCGTGACAATGCCGGAACTGTGCTGGTGGCTGGTTCGTAATGACCTGGCGGATGCCTTACCGGAAAGCGCAGCCCGTAAGGCACTGAGATTACCGAAGTCTGTTTTGCCGTCTGTCACTCGGGAAAGTGACCTTGTGCCTTCGGTTCCTGCCACCAGCATTATCCAGGATAAAGCGAAAAAGGTGCTGGCGCTGAAAGTGGATCCGGAGTCGCCGGAGTCTTTTATGTTACGCCCCAAACGTCGTCGCTGGGTTAATGAACAGTACACGCGCTGGGTTAAGACGCAGCCGTGTGCATGTTGTGGAAAGCCAGCTGATGATCCGCATCATCTGATAGGCCATGGTCAGGGTGGAATGGGTACAAAAGCGCATGACCTTTTTGTGCTGCCTTTGTGCAGAAAACACCACGACGAACTGCATGCGGATACCGTGGCATTTGAAGAGAAGTATAGCTCCCAGCTGGAGCTGATATTTCGTTTTATCGATCGCGCACTGGCGATTGGTGTGCTGGCCTGATTTTGTGGAGAAAGTTAATGCGTGATATTCAGATGGTTCTTGAACGTTGGGGAGCGTGGGCGGCTAATAATCATGAAGATGTGACCTGGTCGTCCATTGCCGCCGGTTTTAAGGGATTAATTCCTTCAAAAGTAAAATCTCGCCCGCAATGTTGTGACGATGACGCGATGATCATTTGCGGGTGCATGGCCCGTCTGAAAAAGAACAACAGCGATTTGCACGATTTATTAGTAGATTATTATGTAGTCGGTATGACATTCATGTCACTGGCAGGTAAGCATTGCTGCTCTGATGGTTATATCGGGAAAAGGTTACAGAAGGCTGAGGGCATAATTGAAGGGATGTTAATGGCATTAGATATCCGGTTAGAGATGGATATCGTTGTTAATAACTCTAATTAATATGCCAATTGTTTACTGAAAGTTATTAAAAATGGGGCGTTGCAACGCCCCCAAAAATAAAGGGTAATATATAACAGAAGGTTTATATAGTTAGAAGCAAGGTTGTGCTCCTAAAGGAAGTGGCTTGAGGGAGCCACTTATATGTTGGGGAGGCAACGCCTCCCGCAACATATCTTTTTCGTAATCAGATTAGAACTGGTAAACCAGACCTACAGCAACGATGTCATCAGTGCTTACACCGAGTGCTTTAGTGAAGTCATTTTTGTCAAGCAGGTTGATTTTGTAATCAACGAAAGTAGACATATTTTTGTTGAAGTAATAGGTTGCACCTACATCAACATATTTGACTAAGTCCTGATCGCCCCATACTCCAAGATCCTTACCTTTAGATTGCAGGTAAGCAACGGACGGACGCAGACCGAAATCGAACTGATATTGTGCAACAGCTTCGAAGTTTTGAGCTTTATTAGCAACGAAGTGATCAGCAAATACAGTCATATTCTGGGTTTCAGAATAGGTAGTGGCCAGGTAAATGTTGTTAGCGTCATATTTCAGACCTGCGGCCCAAACTTCTGCATTTTTACCGGAAGCAAATACTTCAGGAAGAACTTTCCCTGCATTAACTTGAGTGTCGGTACGATCAGATTTCGCATAAGTTGCACCGATACCGAATCCTTCGTATTCATAGGTAGCAGAGAAACCGAAGCCATCACCGTTACCTTCGGTGTAGTTATCGAAATCGCTACGATCGTTTTTGCCTTGGTACTGAGCAGCAAAGTTCAGACCATCAACCAGACCAAAGAAGTCGTTGTTACGATAGGTTGCAACACCAGTGGTGCGACCAGTCATGAACACATCTGTTTGGGTCCAGGTATCGCCACCGAATTCTGGCAGAACGTCAGTCCACGCACCGATGTCGTATGCTACACCGTAGTTACGGCCGTAATCGATTGAGCCGTAGTCACCGAATTTCAGGCCTGCAAATGCAAGACGGGTTTTGTCTTTGGAGGAACCTTGAGATTCAGCGCGGTTGCCTTTGAATTCATATTCCCACTGACCGAAACCAGTCAGCTGATCGTTGATTTGGGTTTCGCCTTTGAAGCCCAGACGAACATAAGTAGTATCACCATCATCTGCATCGTTAGAGGAAAAGTAGTGCTTGGCATTAACTTTCCCGTACAGATCCAGCTTGTTACTGTCTTTATTATAAATTTCAGCTGCCTGAGCAGACATCGCCATCAGTACTGATGCAGCTACAGCAGAAATTGCCACTGTTAATTTTTTCATCGTGAGCCCTTTTTTTTGAACTATTATTAAAAAATGATGTCACTGCGCGATAAATATTCATCTAATCAATGTGATTATTTCAAGATGTAAGTTTTAGTTTCTCATTTAATTTGTGAAGTAGATCTCTATTTTTATCTGAACTTTTTCTATCGAAACCTATTTATGGCTCTTATTTGAACAAAAATAAATCTATTAGCTAATTTATATTAATGGCTGTTATTTATGGTGGTTCTATAATTTGTCTGTTTAATTTAAACCAGCTAAAAATAACGCTGGAAATTATTTATTGGTTATTTGTTGAAGTTTTCTTATGTATTTGTGGTGGTGTTTTGAACACTCGGTAGCATTCTCATAAATATCATTCAGTGGTTTACGTACGTAAAAAATTGGTTATGCTGTTAAGAGTGGTTACTTCGTCACACAGCTTAAACCCGCCGTCGAGCTGGTTTTTCCATTTTTTGAGTCTCGATATTAGCTGATAACTCAATACCTGAGTTATTCACTGACTCGGAGTCAGTTACGTTTCTGCTTTTTTGCGATACGTTGTATTCCCTCAATTTACACCCGCTTTGTCTGCGAGGTGGGGTTATGAAATTCATGGATAAGTTAACAACTGGAGTCGCCTATGGCACCTCAGCAGGTAGTGCCGGTTACTGGTTTTTACAGCTGCTCGATAAAGTCACTCCCTCACAGTGGGCAGCAATAGGTGTGCTGGGTAGCCTGGTATTTGGCCTGCTGACGTACCTGACAAACCTTTATTTCAAGATTAAAGAAGATAAGCGCAAGGCTGCGAGAGGTGAATAATGCCTCCATCATTACGAAAAGCCGTTGCTGCTGCTATTGGTGGCGGAGCAATTGCTATAGCATCAGTGTTAATCACTGGCCCAAGTGGTAACGATGGTCTGGAAGGTGTCAGCTACATACCATACAAAGATATTGTTGGTGTATGGACTGTATGTCACGGACACACCGGAAAAGACATCATGCTCGGTAAAACGTATACCAAAGCAGAATGCAAAGCACTCTTGAATAAAGACCTTGCCACTGTCGCCAGACAAATTAACCCGTATATCAAAGTCGATATACCGGAAACAACGCGCGGCGCTCTTTACTCATTCGTTTACAACGTGGGTGCTGGCAATTTTAGAACATCGACGCTTCTTCGCAAAATAAACCAGGGCGATATCAAAGGCGCATGTGATCAGCTGCGTCGCTGGACATACGCTGGCGGTAAGCAATGGAAAGGCCTGATGACTCGTCGTGAGATTGAGCGTGAAGTCTGTTTGTGGGGGCAACAGTGAGCAGAGTAACCGCGATTATATCCGCTCTGATTATCTGCATCATCGTCAGCCTGTCATGGGCGGTCAATCATTACCGTGATAACGCAATCGCCTACAAAGCCCAGCGCGACAAAAATGCCAGAGAACTGAAGCTAGCGAACGCGGCAATTACTGACATGCAGATGCGTCAGCGTGATGTTGCTGCGCTCGATGCAAAATACACGAAGGAGTTAGCTGATGCGAAAGCTGAAAATGATGCTCTGCGTGATGATGTTGCCGCTGGTCGTCGTCGGTTGCACATCAAAGCAGTCTGTCAGTCAGTGCGTGAAGCCACCACGGCCTCCGGCGTGGATAATGCAGCCTCCCCCCGACTGGCAGACACCGCTGAACGGGATTATTTCACCCTCAGAGAGAGGCTGATCACTATGCAAAAACAACTGGAAGGAACCCAGAAGTATATTAATGAGCAGTGCAGATAGAGCTGACCATATCGATGGGCAACTCATGCAATTATTTTGAGCAATACACACGCGCTTCCAGCGGAGTATAAATGCCTAAAGTAATAAAACCGAGCAATCCATTTACGAATGTTTGCTGGGTTTCTGTTTTAACAACATTTTCTGCGCCGCCACAAATTTTAGCTGCATCGACAGTTTTCTTCTGCCCAATTCCAGAAACGAAGAAATGATGGGTGATGGTTTCCTTTGGTGCTACTGCTGTCTGTTTGTTTTGAACAGTAAATGTCTGTTGAGCACATCCTGTAATAAGCAGGGCCAGCGCAGTAGCGAGTAGCATTTTTTTCATGGTGTTATTCCCGATGCTTTTTGAAGTTCGCAGAATCGTATGTGTAGAAAATTAAACAAACCCTAAACAATGAGTTGAAATTTCATATTGTTAATATTTATTAATGTATGCCAGGTGCGATGAATCGTCATTGTATTCCCGGATTAACTATGTCCACAGCCCTGACGGGGAACTTCTCTGCGGGAGTGTCCGGGAATAATTAAAAACGATGCACACAGGGTTTAGCGCGTACATGTATTGTATTATGCCAACGCCCCGGTGCTGACACGGAAGAAACCGGACGTTATGATTTAGCGTGGAAAGATTTGTGTAGTGTTCTGAATGCTCTCAGTAAATAGTAATGAATTATCAAAGGTATAGTAATATCTTTTATGTTCGTGGATATTTGTAACCCATCGGAAAACTCCTGCTTTAGCAAGATTTTCCCTGTATTGCTGAAATGTGATTTCTCTTGATTTCAACCTATCATAGGACGTTTCTATAAGATGCGTATTTCTTGAGAATTTAACATTTACAACCTTTTTAAGTCCTTTTATTAACACGGTGTTATCGTTTTCTAACACAATGTGAATATTATCTGTGGCTAGATAGTAAATATAATGTGAGACATTGTGACGTTTTAGTTCAGAATAAAACAATTCACAGTTTAAATCTTTTCGCACTTGATCGAATATTTCTTTAAAAATGGCAACCTGAGCCATTGGTAAAACCTTCCATGTGATACGAGGGCGCGTAGTTTGCATTATCGTTTTTATCGCTTCAATCTGGTCTGACCTCTTTGTGTTTTGTTGATGATTTATGTCAAATATTAGGAATGTTTTCAATTAATAGTATTGGTTGCGTAACAAAGTGCGGTCCTGCTGGCATTCTGGAGGGAAATACAACCGACAGATGTATGTAAGGCCAACGTGCTCAAACCTTCATACAGAAAGATTTGAAGTAATATTTTAACCGCTAGATGAAGAGCAAGCGCATGGAGCGACAAAATGAATAAAGAACAATCTGCTGATGATCCCTCCGTGGATCTGATTCGTGTAAAAAATATGCTTAATAGCACCATTTCTATGAGTTACCCTGATGTTGTAATTGCATGTATAGAACATAAGGTGTCTCTGGAAGCATTCAGGGCAATTGAGGCAGCGTTGGTGAAGCACGATAATAATATGAAGGATTATTCCCTGGTGGTTGACTGATCACCATAACTGCTAATCATTCAAACTACTTAACCTGTGACAGAGCCAACACGCAGTCTGTCACTGTCAGGAAAGTGGTAAAACTGCAACTCAATTACTGCAATGCCCTCGTAATTAAGTGAATTTACAATATCGTCCTGTTCGGAGGGAAGAACGCGGGATGTTCATTCTTCATCACTTTTAATTGATGTATATGCTCTCTTTTCTGACGTTAGCCTCCGACGGCAGGCTTCAATGACCCAGGCTGAGAAATTCCCGGACCCTTTTTGCTCAAGAGCGATGTTAATTTGTTCAATCATTTGGTTAGGAAAGCGGATGTTGCGGGTTGTTGTTCTGCGGGTTCTGTTCTTAGTTGACATGAGGTTGCCCCGTATTCAGTGTCGCTGATTTGTATTGTCTGAAGTTGTTTTTACGTTAAGTTGATGCAGATCAATTAATACGATACCTGCGTCATAATTGATTATTTGACGTGGTTTGATGGCGTAGATGCACGTTGTGACATGTAGATGATAATTATTATCATTTTGCGGGTCCTTTCCGGCGATCCGACAGGTTACGGGGCGGCGACCTCGCGGGTTTTCGCTATTTATGAAAATTTTCCGGTTTAAGGCGTTTCCGTTCTTCTTCGTCATAACTTAATGTTTTTATTTAAAATACCCTCTGAAAAGAAAGGAAACGACAGGTGCTGAAAACGGGCTTTTTGGCCACTGTCGTTTCCTTTCTCTGTTTTTGTCCGTGGAATGAACAATGGAAGTCAACAAAAAGCAGCTGGCTGAAATTTTCGGCGCGAGTATCCGTACCATTCAGAACTGGCAGGAGCAGGGAATGCCCGTTCTGCGAGGCGGTGGGAAGGGTAATGAGGTGCTTTATGACTCTGCCGCCGTCATAAAATGGTATGCCGAAAGGGATGCTGAAATTGAGAACGAAAAGCTGCGCCGGGAGGTTGAAGAACTGCGACAGGCCAGCGAGACAGATCTCCAGCCAGGGACTATTGAGTACGAACGCCATCGACTTACGCGTGCGCAGGCCGACGCACAGGAGCTGAAAAATGCCAGAGACTCCGCTGAAGTGGTGGAAACCGCATTCTGTACTTTCGTGCTGTCGCGGATCGCAGGTGAAATTGCCAGTATTCTCGACGGGATCCCCCTGTCGGTGCAGCGGCGTTTTCCGGAACTGGAAAACCGACATGTTGATTTCCTGAAACGGGATATCATCAAAGCCATGAACAAAGCAGCCGCGCTGGATGAACTGATACCGGGGTTGCTGAGTGAATATATCGAACAGTCAGGTTAACAGGCTGCGACATTTTGTCCGCGCCGGGCTTCGCTCACTGTTCAGGCCGGAGCCACAGACTGCCGTTGAATGGGCGGATGCTAATTACTATCTCCCGAAAGAATCCGCATACCAGGAAGGGCGCTGGGAAACACTGCCCTTTCAGCGGGCCATCATGAATGCGATGGGCAGCGACTATATCCGTGAGGTGAATGTAGTGAAGTCTGCCCGTGTCGGTTATTCCAAAATGCTGCTGGGTGTTTATGCCTACTTTATAGAGCATAAGCAACGCAACACACTTATCTGGTTGCCGACGGATGGTGATGCCGAGAACTTTATGAAAACCCACGTTGAGCCGACCATCCGCGATATTCCGTCGCTGCTGGCGCTGGCTCCGTGGTATGGCAAAAAGCACCGGGATAACACGCTCACCATGAAGCGTTTCACCAATGGTCGTGGCTTCTGGTGCCTGGGCGGTAAAGCGGCAAAAAACTACCGTGAAAAGTCGGTGGATGTGGCGGGTTATGATGAACTTGCTGCCTTTGATGATGATATTGAACAGGAAGGCTCTCCGACGTTCCTGGGTGACAAGCGTATTGAAGGCTCGGTCTGGCCAAAGTCCATCCGTGGCTCCACGCCCAAAGTGAGAGGCACCTGTCAGATTGAGCGTGCAGCCAGTGAATCCCCGCATTTTATGCGTTTTCATGTTGCCTGCCCGCACTGCGGGGAGGAGCAGTACCTTAAATTCGGCGATAAAGAGACGCCGTTTGGCTTCAAATGGACGCCGGATGATCCCTCCAGCGTGTTTTATCTCTGCGAACATAATGCCTGCGTCATCCGCCAGCAGGAGCTGGACTTCACTGATGCCCGTTATATCTGCGAAAAGACCGGGATCTGGACCCGTGATGGCATTCTCTGGTTTTCGTCATCCGGTGAAGAGATTGAGCCACCGGACAGCGTGACCTTTCACATCTGGACGGCGTACAGCCCGTTCACCACCTGGGTGCAGATTGTCAAAGACTGGATGAAGACGAAAGGGGATACGGGAAAACGTAAAACCTTCGTGAACACCACGCTCGGTGAGACATGGGAAGCGAAAATCGGTGAACGTCCGGATGCTGAAGTGATGGCAGAGCGGAAAGAGCATTATTCAGCGCCCGTTCCTGACCGTGTGGCTTACCTGACTGCCGGTATCGACTCCCAGCTGGACCGCTACGAAATGCGCGTATGGGGATGGGGGCCGGGTGAGGAAAGCTGGCTGATTGACCGGCAGATTATTATGGGCCGCCACGACGATGAACAGACGCTGCTGCGTGTGGATGAGGCCATCAATAAAACCTATACCCGCCGGAATGGTGCAGAAATGTCGATATCCCGTATCTGCTGGGATATTGGCGGGATTGACCCGACCATTGTGTATGAACGCTCGAAAAAACATGGGCTGTTCCGGGTGATCCCCATTAAAGGGGCATCCGTCTACGGAAAGCCGGTGGCCAGCATGCCACGTAAGCGAAACAAAAACGGGGTTTACCTTACCGAAATCGGCACGGATATTGCACCACCAGATATTCCTGCTGGCTTTGTGGCTGTTTTCAACAGTGATGAGGCATCGTGGCATCTCGTTGAAGATCATCGGGGTAAAACGGTTTATGACGTGGCTTCCGGCGACGCGTTATTTATTTCTGAACTCGGCTCATTACCGGAAAATGTCACCTGGTTATCCCCGGAAGGGGAGTTTCAGAAGTGGAACGGCACAGCTTGGGTGAAGGATACGGAAGCAGAAAAACTGTTCCGGATCCGTGAGGCGGAAGAAACAAAAAACAGCCTGATGCAGGTAGCCAGTGAGCATATAGCGCCGCTTCAGGATGCTGTGGATCTGGAGATCGCAACGGAGGAAGAAACCTTGTTGCTGGAAGCCTGGAAAAAGTATCGGGTGTTGCTGAACCGTGTTGATACATCAACTGCACCTGATATTGAGTGGCCTACGAACCCTGTCAGGGAGTAA